AACACAAACATCTTTTAGCTCCTCTAGCCACTTGTTTCTCTCAGGCTCTTCTGAAAATAGCTTAGGATTGTTACAACCCAGCACTGGGTGATCCATGATGCCTGTCATACTGACACCTAGCAGTGCCTCTTCCTCTGTGTTCTTCTTCCAAGATGCTCGTAGATATCGGAAGTCTGTGAGGGTCGCCTGAAGGGTGCCGATAATGGAGGCTATCTTGGCCTTGTAGCGTAGCGTGTGGAGGTCGTCATCTTCGCGTATGACAATCTCTGACAGGTTACAGAACTGGTTGCTACGCAGCACAATCTCTGAGCAAGGGTTAGTACCAAAGGCTTGGTCTGTGTCCCTGCGTCCGTTACGGCCTGCAATGTTCTGAGCAGCCACACGGTTGAACATACCACGCTCACCTGAGTAGCTTTCATACAGGGTCTGCATCTCGCCCAAGAAGGCAGAGAAGTCAGGCTTTTCTGTGTAGGCTACAGAGTTGTTAGCGAGACGGCGGTGTCCGTTGTCAATCCACCACTGCCCTGACTTAGCCTTAGCCATGCGTGGATCTGAGAGGTTAGACAGGGAGATCAAGGCTGATCGTCTGACCCCGCCCACAACTACAATATCAGCTACTTTACAAACAACGTCATGGCACTCGATGCTACTGAGGCGTCGGCCTGCTGCCTTCTGGAAGACAGTCACACAGAAGTTGAATAGGTCAACCAAAGGCTGTGGCCCAGAGGCACGACCACCAAAGGTCTTGAGCCTCGCCCCTGCTGGACGCACACGGCTCACGTCCCACTGAGGGATCTTACCGGCATATAGGAGACTGATAAGCTCACGGAAGGCAGAGGCCCAGCCGATCTTGCTGTCAGATACAATAATAGTGGAGTCAGTCTCGTGGAAAGACTCAGCAATTACAGGGAGCTTCTCGATGAACTGACGCTCAACACTAAAGCCTACGCCAGTACCGCACATCAACACATACATCAGCTCATCAAAGCTACGAGGGCTGTCGATATGAAGGTAGCTACAGTTAAACCCAGCGACATTATCTTTGTCGAGTGCTGGGCCAGCAGTCATCATGCAGCGCATAGAGGGCATGACATCAAGGTCGTGGATAGCTTTGTAGAGCTGTTTGGCTGTCTGGTCGTCTACCTGTCCACGATTTTTGAAGAAGTCAACGTAGCGTTGCACGGTCTCTTCCCAAGTCTCACGTCGGCCCTCTTCAGGGAGCCAACGAGCGTAGCGGGACTTGTGAATAAATTGCTGATATTGATCCATTAATTATTAACCTCTTGAATTAGTTTTTCTAAGTACCAACGCGCCTTGCGTAGGTCACTGACTTCAGCTTTCTTGTAGCGCCAGCGGTGTAGGTATTTCTTGATGTTGCCCTCTAGGTAAAAACTAAAGCCGTCACCTAGTGTGTCTCTGAGGTAATCAATGCACTCAATCTGACCAGCATTGTAATGTGGAGGCTTATCAATAAGGTCTACATCTTCAGTAGCTAGTTTGGCGTACTTAGCCTTCATTGCGTCCCACTCTTGGGGACTAGCGTTGTCTATGCTCATGCTTTAGGACTCCACAAAATTGGCTCTTTGGTTTCGAAGTTGTAATCACTGGCTCTTAGGATGCGAGCAAGCCTAGCCTGTACAAGGGCATCTTCTTCTGTCTCACCGGCTTTCTCGTAAGCCTTGACTACTGTTTCCCATGTAGCGCCATTCTCAAGTAGGGCAGTGGCACGCTTGTCACCAATACCTTTGAGACCGGGATAACCGTCAGTGGTGTCACCAACAAGTGTCTGGTAGAGATGGTAATAATCTGCGAACTCCTCAGTTATCTCTGTCATCTCACCTTGACGCCAGAGCAGGCAAGGAATGGTTTGCATGTCCTTGTCTTCACTGACGATTACCTTCTCACCGGCAATTAAGTCGCTAGTGGCTAGGATGCCCATCACGTCGTCACCTTCGAGTCTGGGGTAGCAATAAGAGTCGTAAGTGTTCTCGACCCACTCGCGTAGACGCTTGTAACATACGGGCTTCCTAGTAGCCTTACGGTTCATCTTGTAAGTAGGAGCAACGTCTTTCCTGAAGTTCTCCTTGTCGGTGAAGCAAAAGACGAAATCGTCTGCTGCTGTCATATCTACAAGATGTGCAAGGTACTGCTTGACCAGACCTGCTGCCTCTTTAGCATCACCCCACAGAGACCACACATCGTCTCCCCATTCGACCTCATGCTCGACTGAACTGCTGTAGCGATAAGCGATGATGTCGCCATCAATCAATAATGTTCTTGGCATCAGTTGCTCCTGTGGATAGTTTTGAGTAAATAAATTGCCTCTAATGGCATGATCTTGAACCACTCACCCCGGCGCTCAATGGCATGTATCTCCAGTAAGTCATGCGCCTGCTTCTCAGCAGCTCGCTTGTCCTCTGCTAGGTGAAAGTATTCGAGGTCGTAATCTCTGTAAGGACTGCCAGTATTGAAACTCTTACAGCGATCCTCTGCATCGACTGCCATACCTACCTTGACCCAGCCGGGCCATGCAGGGTTGGTAATGATGTAGATGCTACCTTCCTTGACTGAGTTCAGCCTCTCGTGATCGTGTACTTTCTCCCATGACTTGAACTTGCCGGGCTTGTGGAGTGGGTGCTCTTTAGGCACGTACTTGCCATTGACAAACATGCGCGTGTCGTTCTTTCTATTGTAAGCCGTGAGCCTGCGCCTGTAGCCGTCAAAGGCTCCCACATACCACCACTCGCCATCCATGTATTCACAGTTGATGTTAGTGGGTGTCTGCCCAGTTGTTACCGACGTTGTATTCCCCTGTGAGTTCGCAACGGATGTTGAAGTGCTTTCCTGCTCGCTCAATAGATTTAACTGCAAGTTTTCCAATGTCATCTTCCATACCTACCTTTACGTCTAGTTGAATTTCATCGTGTACCCACGCGACCTGTTGACATGCCCCATCCAGCCCTTGCTCTTTGAGAGCGTTGTCAAACTCCACCATCCACTGCTTACATATAAGTGCGCCTGCGGATTGTAGAAGGGTGTTGAGGGCTGCGTGTGGGGATCGGACAGTCACGCGCCTACCATCTAAACCTATGAGGTAGCCACGCTCTGCGGCTTGTTGGACTTTATCTATGAGGTTTGCAAGGGCAGGGATCTTCTTCAGGAACCTAGCCTTGAGCTTTGCTCCTTCCTTAGACCCTGCGCCTACAATCGAGCCTAGCTTCTCAGCCCCAGCTCCATACAAAAAGCCATAGATAAATGTCTTTGCCTGTGGGCGCGTGGCAAGGCCAGCAGCCTCTTGGTTAGCCGTGTGGATATCACCGTTAACCACAGTCTCCCCATAGGCACCCCCATCGTATCTCGCCATGTAGTGAGCCAAACACCGCAGCTCAAGACCAGACACGTCGATACCTACTAGCTTGTTACCGGGGGACGCTGTGAACAGAGACCTGCACTCATGCCCATAGGGGGCACCCACGGACGGAACCTGTGCCACGTTGGGGAAGCTATGCGTAGCTCTACCCGTGACGGCTCCATTAGTATTACAACTTCCGTGGATGCGCCCCGCCCTCTCGACCTTCAGCCATGCCTGTGATCCATCACCAAGCTGGCCTAGTCGCTTTATCAGCAGAAAGTATTCAGTCATCAGCTTTGCTAGTGGGACTAGCTGGTCTGAGCTGACGTTCTTTGTGATCTGTGAAAGGGTGGTCTCATCGACCTTGGGCTTGCCTGCCTCAGTGAAAACCTCAGGCTTCCATCCGTGGCTTATCAGCACCTTGGCGCATTGATCTCTACTGGCTGGGTTGAAGGGTACGAGCTTAGTCTTAGTCTTTAGCTCTATCTCCCACGGCGGGATGTGCTTGGCAAGCTCCTCTTCGATCTCCAGCTTCCGTGCTGAAAGCGTCGTATAGAGTTTACCAGCAGCCTCTGTGTCAAAGGCAAATCCAGCAGTTTCTTGTCTGAATATAATCTCTGCGACTTCATGTTCTAGTTGGATTGATTGTTCACTGTAGTCAGCTTTGAGAATCTTCTTCCAAAGCGTTGCGGTTACTTCCACGTCTTGGAAGCAGTAGGAGAGCATCTCATCTGAGTATTCCTCCCAGCCTCCATCGTAGTCGTCCTTGTAGTTGCCTATGCGGTGGCCCCATGCCCGTAGGCTATGGCTACCGATGAGCTTCTTGGGGAACTCGTTACGCTTGAAGTCGCTGTTCTTGATGTCTGCGTAGATCAACCTTGTGCATACCAGAGTGTCTCTGACAGTGCCTTTGGGGTTGAACCTACCCAGCTTCTTAAACACCGGGATGTCATACTTCAGGATGTTATGGCCTACGATAAGGTCAGCCTTCTCTAGCTTAGGGATGCCCTCAGTCCATATGCCCTTGCCGGTGTAGCCAATGGCCTCACCTGTCTCGATGTTCTTCAAGACTAGACAGTGAATCTTAGTGACTTCATCTAGGAGGCCGTCTGTCTCTAAGTCAAATATGTAGCTAGAACTCATCATTTACCTCGTCAAAGATTAAGTCGGTTTCGCTGAGACGACCTGTCTCATGGTTGTACTGGAGATAGCAGGCTATGCCGGTTTCCCCGCTAAACCTGTTCTTCAGCACCCGCACGGTGGTCACGTTGGCCTTCTCTCCCTGCTGGTCGCGCTCTAGGGAAAGCACGGTGTCGGAGAGCTGCGCTATTGCGTGGCTACCCCGTAGCTGTGAAAGAGAAGTTATTGCACCTTCTTCGTGACCTTTGTCACCGCTTGGGCGCTTGAGGTGGGACACTAGGATCAAGCCGACGCCTGTCTCTTGAACCAGTGTTCTAAGCGATGTCATTGCATTGTCGATCAACCGTCGTTCATCCCCATCAGCCAAACCAGAGACAACGATACTGAGATGATCCAGAATAACCCATTTGCACTCACATCCCTGTGCCAGAAATCTGATGCGTGATAATAGGTTCGAGATAGCAGTAGAGCCAAAGCTATCGTAAAAATAAGTACGTCCATTACCGATGGTGAAATCATAGGCTCCTCTCAGGTCTAGGTTCTCATCTTGTGGCATACCAAGGTGGAGTGGCTTGTTAAGATGCAAGCCCATCAAGCCCAGAGCAGTACGCTTGACGGTCTCCTCAAGCATGATGAAACCCACGCGCTCACCCTTGGTGATTAGGTGGTAGCCTATCTCTCGTACAAGGTTGCTCTTGCCGATGCCACTACCGGCTGTGATGGTGGTCAGCTCTGACTGACGCAACCCTCTGGTATTCTCGTTCATGCCTGCATAGGGGTAGTCGATAGACTCGACCACCTCGTCAGTAGACACTGAAGTCCAAAGGTCATCCCCTGAGATGATGCCGTCAGGTCTGTAGACCTTGGCTTCCCACATGGCAGTCAGCAGCTCTTTCGATTTGCCAGCCACGAGCATCTCGTTGGGGTCTTTGAGGGGTAGCGTGGCTATCTTAGCCTTGCCGGGGGTGAGGATTGAGGCGCACTCGATAGCCGCCTGTTGACCGGGTTCATCCATGTCAAACATGAAGACCACAGTCTCGTAGCTCTCAAGGAACTCTAGGGCCTTCTGTACGTCCTTCTTAGCACCTTGAGCGCCTGAGGTGATGCTGACTACAGGCCACTTGTTACCGTTGACCTGAGAGACTGACAGGCAGTCTACCTCGCCCTCTGTGACGACAATCATTTTACCGCCGTCACG